CTGCTTCGTTCTGGCGACATTGACGCTATTCCTCGTCAAGAGAATACCAAGGGCGGCGACAAAGTCGATCCTCTGGCTGACGTAGATGTTGCATCTATGACTGTTGAAGCAATTGCAGAAGCAATTGGTAAGACTGCACGTGGAGTTAAGACTATGCTTACTCGCCGTGGTTTGTCTGCTGTCGATTACGATGGTGCTGCCAAAGCCGCAAAAGCTGCTCAGTAATTTACTTTAGTGTAAGGCGGGTCTGGGCGCTCTAGTAGCGTCCCAGACTTTTTAATGTTCGGGGGAACTGTTGAATATATCTAGTGCTTTAATCAAGCAGTGCATACTCGTGGGAGATTTCGAAACGTGGAGTTATCTGCGTAAAGAATATTTGCCCAGCGAGTATCACCTATTGTATAAGCACATTGATACTCACTGCGAGAACTTTCATCAGTTCCCTTCTTTCGATGATCTCAAGTTAAGTGTACGTCACGGCCCAACCCGAGAAAAGGTGTATGCTATCGAAGCTACCCCTGACTTGGATATTGATAGTGCTACGCTACTTGAGTACCTAAAGAACGAGTATACGCAAAAAGAAATCCTGGATTCTCTTGATGCGTATATCGACAAATCTGACCTGTTTGCTTCGGCAGAAGAGTCAGTGCAAGAGCTACACCAAATCGTTCTCGACATTGAAGAGAAAGTTGACTTGGAAGCTCCCACAGAAAGTATGCAGCGTATAGAGTTGTTTGAGCCTCAAGAGGAAATAGAAAAGTATATTGGCCTCGGCTTGAACGAAGAGTACGACCACGATATCAAGTTCTCCCCCCGAGACTTGGTATTGGTCGGCGGAAAGCGAGGCTCAGGCAAATCTCTTACGTGTGCAAACATTGCCAACAATGTTTTTCAATCTGGCCGTTCAGCTATCTATTTCACTATCGAGATGGATAGTCGCTCAATACTTCAAAGGTGTTGTGCGATAGCTACTGGTGTGCCTTACTCTCGCATTCGTACACAGAATTTATCTGTGGTCGAGTGGGAGAAAGTGGCTGGTTGGTGGGCAAGTCGCTTCCAACAAGGGCAGGAGCGGTTAAAGGAATACAAACAAAAGCATGATTTTAAAGAGTTTCATCATAAGTTGACAACTAACCATGAGCTTCTCCCGACTCAACAGTTAGATGTTATTTATGATCCAAGTCTTACTCTCGCAAAGATACGCGCAGAACTGGACAAGAAAGTCAATAAAATCAATGCCGGAGTTATAATTGTAGACTATATTAACCAAGTAAAGCGTTCTGCTATTCCCTCGCGAGGAGGGCAGTATGACTGGACGGAACAGATTGAAGTTTCTAAGGCATTAAAATCTATGGCACAGGAGTACGACTGTACAGTTTTCTCTCCGTACCAAACCGATGCAACCGGCGAAGCACGCTTCGCAAAAGGCATTCTTGATGCGGCTGATGCAGCTTATGCACTAGAAACCTGGGACCAAGAAGATGCTTGTATTACATTTAATTGTGTAAAAATGCGAGCAGCGAGTATGAAGTCTTTTACTTCTAAAATGGATTGGGAGACTTTAAAGATGGGACCAGAGACTGCTTTAAATCCAAAAGAAAGAGAAGCAAGTAGCCATAAGACAGATGAAGATATTGATGACCTCTAAGTCAAAATAACTCTTGACAATCCCTGTGTTTTGTTGTATAATATTACTTCAACTCACAGGGATTTTTATTTTATGGGAATGTTTTATGGATCACTCAACCACACAATATCAGGACGACGTAAACAAAGCACTAAGAAAAAGGTTAATAAATCTTTTTCCCGCCCTGCTAGAATTGCAGCAGTATCAAACACTCCGTATCGAAGAGACACACCCAACTACCCTTCAGCATCCGATACAGTTGGAGTTGCCCCTAGAGTGGAGTCTCCACAATACACAGGGACACTTGTTAAAGGTATCGGAACCATGCACAAATCTAATGCTATACCGATAATTGATGCAGAACAGATGAAAGACATTGCAAGGATGCGTCGTTAATGGAGTTAGCTGTATTTAAAAACGAGTATTATGACGAAAAGAATAACTGTATGGAGTTATACTTTACTTGGCCTAGGAGAGCTAAAACATTACGAGTAGTGACTAGTAGTAAAGAAAGTTGGTACGATATGTCTGAACTTCAACAGCAGTTTCTAACTAAAACTGCTTCGATAGGATGTATTCACGCTGATAACTATTTAACTATTACTCAGAAAGAAGTAATGCTAAAGGAAATAGACGATGACACTTAAAAATAAAAGACTAGCTCCAAAGATTACAGAGCTATTTGATATTTTAGAGACTAATATTGAAGGCGGAGAGTATGAACGCGCTGAGATTACTCTTGCTCGTTTGTCAATGTACTTTCATCTTTTTGATGATGAGCATATTGATTATTACCATTATGCGCGAGATACTGTAGATTCTTTTTTTGATGAAGCAGAAGAACCAGATGATGAGTTCTGGGACATTGTGCAGAATTTTACTGAGGATGAATGGCCTGAATGAATGTAGAAGATTTATTACAATCAAAAAATATTCCATACATTCCGAAAGGCAAAGACTTTGTAGTAAGTTGTCTTAATCCTGAGCACGCTGATAGAAACCCCAGTATGAGAATAGACCAAGTAACTGGTATATTCAATTGTTTTTCTTGTGAGTATAAAGGTAATTTGTTCTCTCTTTACGGAGAAAAGGCAAGTCCAAGAGAAGTGCGAAAGCAACTGCTAAGAAAGAAGATTCAAGAGAAGAAAGCGGAAAGTATTGGGCTAACTATGCCGAAAGACATAATGCCTTACATCGGAAACTGGAGAAATATTCGTCCTGAAACCTACAAGGCTTTTCAGGCTTTTCAGCATCATGGAGCGGACTTTACTGGGCGTATTTGTTTTCCGATTAAAGATAGAACTGGAAGAATTGTAGCATTTCAAGGAAGAACTACTACAGACCAAGTGCCAAAATACTTAAATAGTCCTCCCGGGGCAAAGCTACCACTATATCCTGTGGTTCAGCCCATTCGAGGAAAGATTATTCTAGTAGAAGGCATATTTGATGTTATAAACTTGCATGACAAAGGATTGACGAATGCAATGTGCTGTTTTGGAGTAAAGAATGTTACAGAGGAAAAACTCCAGGTTTTATCAGTATCCGGTGTAGATGGTATAGACATTTTCTTAGATAATGATGAAGCTGGACAAACAAACTCTGTAAAAATAAAAGAACTATGCGAGAAAGTTGGTCTCATGACCCGAAACATCGCCTTTGGGAACAAAGAGCTTGATGCGGGTGCATTAGTTCAGTCACAAATAGATAAATTAAGGACTAAATTGTATGGCTAAGGTTGCCCTAGTAGAAACCAAACCAAGTAGAACGAATTTTGCGGCAGAGTTTGACTTTGACTTTGACCGTTTTGCATTGTGCTCAGACCCTACAGTAAAGAAGGTTCTGAAAAGAGACTGCGATATTGATATGAACCCAGATGAGTATGACTGGGTTATTCTCGTTGGCTCCGATGCGCTAAAGTATTTTACTAAAATTAACTCAGTAACAGAGTATTCTGGAAAGAAAGTAGAAGAAAAGTTTCTGCCTGTTATAAATCCTGCTATGCTTGCATTCAAACCTGAGAGTAAAAAGACTTGGGAAGCAAGTAAGCAGAGCATTACTGAATATATAAAAGGCGAAAAGCAAGATGTTGTAATTGATAATAGTATCGCTTTTGGTATTCAGGATACGGAGAAAGCGAATGAATATTTCAAAGCAGCACTTGAAAGCGAAAGTCCGTACATTGCTCTCGACTCTGAGACTACTGGTCTTTATCCTCGGGATGGGCATATGCTCGGTATTAGTTTATGTTATAATCGTGACTTTGCTGCCTATATTGACACTGAGTGCTTTGATGCTGAGAGCGAGCGACTCCTGCAGGAGATATTTAACACAAAGAAAGTAATCTTTCACAATGCAAAGTTTGACGTAGCATTCTTTCAATATCACTTTAACTTTGAGTTTCCTGATATTGAAGACACCATGTTGCTCCATTACCTCATAGACGAGAATCCTGGAGGGCATGGCCTAAAGCCACTTTCGCTAAAGTTTACGCCTTATGGTGATTATGAAAAACCAATGTATGACTGGATTGCGGAGTATCGTAAGAATCACGGTATTCTCAAAGACCAGTTTAGCTGGGACTTAATTCCTTTTGACGTAATGAAAACTTACGCAGCTATGGACTCTTTGTGCACTTACTTACTTTATGAGAAATTTGTAAAGATTAAGCAAAACAAAAAGTTACTAAGTGTGTATGAGAATATTCTTATTCCAGGCACTCGATTCTTGATTCAAGTGCAAGATAATGGAGTACCCTTTGATCGTACTCGGCTTTTAGTCGCTCAAGAAGCAATGCAGAATGATATTGACGAAGCAATCTCAGAGCTGTATAAGAATCCTAAAATAAAAAGGTTTGAGGAAATAAATGGAAAGTCTTTTAACCCTAACTCTACTGTGCAGCTTCGTAGCCTTCTTTTTGACTACTTGGGCTTGCAACCGACTGGAAAGAAAACTGGTACGGGCGCAGACTCTACTGACGCGGAAGTGCTCAAGGAACTCGCAGGTCAAAGCGATGTACCACAACGGATATTGGATATACGACAAAAATCCAAAATTAAGAATACTTATCTTGATAAAATCATACCACAACTTGATAGAGATTCTAGACTTCGTACGGGGTTCAATCTTCATGGTACTACTAGCGGCCGCTTATCTTCTAGTGGCAAGCTAAATATGCAACAGTTGCCTCGTGATAATCCTACTGTAAAAGGATGTATCAAGGCAGCCCCAGGCAATAAAATTGTTGCAATGGACTTGACTACTGCAGAAGTATATGTAGCAGCAGTTCTCGCAAAAGACCGAGCATTGATGGACGTATTTAAGTCTGGAGGCAACTTTCACAGTACAATTGCTCATAAAGTATTTGGGCTTCCATGTGAGGTAGAAGAAGTAGCAGAGCTATATCCAGACCGTCGTCAGGCTGCAAAAGCAGTAACCTTTGGTATTATGTATGGTGCTGGGCCTGCAAAGATTAGTGAACAAGTAACAAAAGATAGTGGTAAATTCTTTTCGAAGAGTGAAGCGGCAGAAGTAATTAACGACTATTTTAAAGCATTCCACGGACTAAAAACTTGGATTGAAGACAATAAAAAGTTTATTGAGCAAAATGGTTTTGTTTATAGCCACTTTGGAAGAAAAAGGAGATTACCGAATGTTGAAAGTACCGATCAAGGCGTCCGAAGTCATAGCATTCGGAGT